TAACGGGTTGGTCAAATGTGTCGCCATCTGAAGCGGCTATCGTGGAGCCATCTGCGGCCGTGTATGTATTAAAGTCGGCCGTGGCTATACCAGTAATACGAGTAGATTGACGAAGTGTAAGAGCCAGATGTGGATTATCTTCATTGTTTACGGCAAGTCTATTGACATCAGGCTCGTCTTTGTATTTGGGATAGATACCATTTGGATCATAGAAGCCACCAGACTGTGACAACTCAGAAGGCTTACCAGGAAGACTACCAAGTACCAACGGCTCTTGTCTATTGTTACCATCACGGAAGTAGCCAAACACCCAAGAGCCTTCTACTAATCCTAACGGCGATTGACCCAAACCAGAGATACCACTTGATGTGATAGGGAGTACAACCTGCGCCCACGGTAGATCGCTTGTCGGAAGAATTGTAGTATTAGACGTATGATGACCCAGGCACCTTACTCGTACTCGTCCTGTATATTGCGGATCCTGTCTATCTTCTACAACACCAACAAACCACAGAAAACCATTGTGTCCTAAAAATTTATCGTTGTTCATCTTTTTTTTATTCTAATGCCTCTTGTTTTAATAAGGTCACCATGCGCTATAATTAACCATTTAAAAAGGTTCTACGCAAGGTGGCGCTCATCTACTATTACTTATCTTAATTAGTCTTACCCTCGCAAGAAGGCCTTTAACTTTCAATAAAAACGGGTGTTTTACAAAGTTCCACACAGTCTCGGGTGATTGGTGGCCCTTAAAGAAGCCATCGTATTTGTTATACTCCATGGATATGTCCCTAGCTTGTGAGTAGTCATCTATGATTGTCTTAATTTCGTCTTTAATCTTCATTATATCCTCTTATATGTTAAATTATGTCTTTTTGACACAAAGATGTATATACTCTCATCGCCACCGCTTATAGTCGTTCCTACACGCTCTAGCCGCGATTCTAGCGAGATTCTCTGAGTATTACAGATGGTCATCAACCTCCGTAGCTGTATATATTTCTCCTGTGTCTAATTCATTGTTTGTAAATAGATCAGTATCCTCGTCTGGATAACCGATATTAAAGCTATCTTTAATTAGTTCTAAAACGAGTGTATGTCTTTTGTTTAAATTTGATACGTGATGTCTTGCGGCACTTATTAAGTATCTGCCTGTTAAATACTTGTCTTGGTCGTTTATATCTTCTTTTGTTGCTTCGCCAAACTTAGGAAGTGAGAAGTGTACTATATCTCCAGCGTTTAATTCTGTTGTTCCAGGTATTGTTATCTCTATCTTTAAATTATTAATGGCAAGAGTTTGTGATACTCTTTTAGGTACAATGTCTTTGTTTTCTGGTAGTTCATAATCATTATGTACTTTACTTGTTTGTGATGTATAGAAGATTGTACCTTCGTTCTTTGTACCAAATGTGTCGCCTTTGTCGTAATTAAAGTATGGCAATATACCATTATCACTTCGTTTGTTTCCGTTGGCGTCTTGTTCTAAATGGTTTTGTTTTTCGTATTCAATATTGTAATCAAAGTCCACTTCGTTAAATGTCTTATTAAACGCATCGTGTGTAATGATCCTTGACGCAAATACACCATTTGCTGTGTTTGATAATGTGTCAAATTGTGATAGTATTTTAAAACTTTCTACTGATTGTAAATCGTATATCTCTTTGTTTTTATCACCAGTCACCATGGCGTTCTTAATCTTTGGTGTATAAAATGCTTTTACATCTCTTGGCGATCCATCTTTTTTACAAAACAAACCTTCAAATGATTTAAAGTTAAAACCCATTGCTGTTTCAAAGAATTGAAATCCACTATTTTCAAAAAAGTTAGCACGAGAGTTCTTTTTTAATAGATTTAAAAATGTCGTAGGTTTTACTCGTGGTGATACAAACTTATGTGTACCTTTTGTTTCTTCAACTAATATGTCTTTTTTTGTTTTTAATTCGTTCTTACATACATCAACAATCATTTGATCTATCTTACCTTCAAATGCTTTTGTAATTCGTGTTTGATGATTTCGTATTGCCTCTAGTGATATAAATTTTAATGTGTATATTTGTGTTCTTGGATTTATACCTTGTCTATTTTTAAGACTGTAGATAAACATTGGGTGACCAGATTTAACAGAGAAGTCAAAGCCTTTTGTTGTTCCTGGTGTTCTAAAGAAAAACTCTATTCTTTCAAATCCTGTAATAGGTAGTTCTTGTATGGCGTTTGTTGCATCTGTCAATGTCATATCACCTGATAGAAAACTACCATCAATACTTTCGTATATATTAAACTCTGTAATAAGATTTCTGATGTCTAATCGTTTAGGTGTACCAGCGCCATCAAATGATCTATAAGATATTAATATAACATCACCGAGCTCAAATGCGCCTGGTCTATCATTGTTTACCATTGTCTAATTCCTTATTAAACTATTAAATTCTTCTATAAATGTTTGTAGATAACTTGGATTCAATAATTTGATTTGTCTTTTTTCATCTTGTAGTCTTTGTTCATATTCTCTATTAGAAACCGATTGTGCGCCTGATACTGTACTATTGACTTCTACCTTATGTGAATAATCATCTGGACCATTGCCTGTTTGTGGTCCACTAGATTGTGTAATTTCATAATGATGTACACCATCTGGATTTGTATATTTGTCTTTTATGTATGTTTCAAAGTCTTGGAAAGATAATGGCCAACCATAATATCTATCTGTGATATTGTTTGTCAATAGAATTACCCAATGAAATTGACTTGATCCAAAATGTTTATATGATGTATCTTCTGGTTTTTCTCCAGAGGGCACATCATAAGTGTCATACAACATTGACTCATTTAATATTTTCTCTCTTACTTTGACACGAGTCATTAGGTCAGTGACTAATTTCTGATTACCGTCACCGTTAATGTCGTAAAAACCTTTATCAAATTTAGAAAAATACATCTATTAAAATCCTTCTGCGATTGTTTCTTTTGTCATTATTTCCATCTCAGTAAATGTCATATCAACTTTTGTTAATACTGGCGCTGCACCTTTGTCGTCACCTTTAAATGTTGTGAATACACCATCTGGTGAATAATCTATATTAAAATCTGTTAATGCACATCTACTAATTTTAGGTATGTACATATTGGCACCATCTCTATACATATAAGTTATTTGAAACTGTGATGGCGCAGATAGATAACCTTGACCAAACTTTTCAGGCATCATATGAAACTTGAACATAGATAATATCTTTTGTACATCTTCTTTTTCTTTTTCGTTCTTTGGCGCAAATTCATATGGAAAACTAAATGTTCTAAATGGTACACTTTTAAATACCAGTTCTGCATTTGGATTGACTGATCTACCTAAACTCTTATCTATTGCAGCACCAAATCCAGGTAATGCAATTTCTATCGCTGCCTTTGTGACATTTTCAAAAAATGTTTTTCCAAGATCACCAGTTGTACTCAATACATTTTTCATATCTAATAAGTTAGTCGCAAGACCAGCGATACCTGTATCTATATTATCATAGGTGACTTTATAATCAAACTTGTTTCCACTTGTAGGAGTATATAATATTATACTATCTGCTAATCTACTATGTGTTTTAATTATAGAATTGATACCAGATTGTTGATTTCTTACCACTTGTTTAGATGATTGAAATCCTTGTGCTTTCAATTTATCAATTCTTTTACTTTGATCTAATTTTCTTTCACCAACAGTACCTAATGATGTAGGATATGCCTTACCATCTTCTTTACCATAATTTGTTTTATTGTTTTCAATTATATCAAATATAATATAGTGACCATCACCTAAATTACTTGTTTCTTGTGGATAATATACACTACCATATGAAAAACTATTATGGACTGGTTCCATATGTGCCACTGGACTTTTTGATAAATCTAATGGTGATTTGTTAGCCAATTTAGCAGCAAGTTTTTTTGGTTGACCAAATCCACTAATGGCATTATTAAAACCACTTATTAGATTACTAGCAACTCTTTGTTTGATTATGTTTGAAACTTTACTTGTAAAACTCATCTAAATATCCTTATGAGTATATTTATAACATTATGAGGAAGTCATATAAAGGTTTATATCGCCCATCTAACCCTAAAAAATATGTTGGCGACCCGTCTAAAATAGTATATCGTTCACTACTAGAACGTAAGTTTATGCTACATTGTGACCGTAGTCCTGATATAACTAATTGGGCAAGTGAAGAATTATCTATAAGATATTATAATCCAATTGATAAAAAGTATC